CGTTGCTGCTGCTACTGCAGTTTTCCTCGTCTATCCCTTTGGACAAGGTTCCTTCTCTGATGGTATGCCGCTCGGCATTAGTGGAACATTTAACTACATGCTTGTTTTCCAGGCGGAGCATAACATCCTCATGCACCCCTTCCATATGCTTGGGGTGGCTGGTGTATTTGGTGGTTCTCTTTTCTCTGCTATGCATGGATCTTTGGTCACAAGTTCCCTCGTGCGTGAAACCACAGAGAATGAGTCACAAAACTATGGATACAAGTTTGGACAAGAAGAGGAAACATACAACATCGTAGCTGCTCATGGTTACTTCGGTCGTCTGATTTTCCAATATGCTTCGTTCAACAACTCTCGTTCGCTACACTTTTTCCTTGCTGCTTGGCCTGTTGTCGGTATCTGGTTTACTGCCCTTGGCGTTTCGACAATGGCATTCAACCTCAACGGATTCAACTTCAACCAGTCCATCCAGGATAGTCAGGGTCATGTGATTAACACTTGGGCAGACATCCTTAATCGTGCTGGTCTGGGCATGGAAGTGATGCACGAGCGCAACGCTCACAACTTCCCTCTCGATCTTGCTGCTTCTAATGCAACTCCTGTTGCTCTGACTGCACCTGCTATCGGTTGACAACTAGGATAAAACCTGATACACTGGGAGGGGCAACCCTCCCTTTTTTATTAGGATAAATACTCAACGACATTGGAGATACATTGATGGTTAATGAAGTGCTTGGGGTGCATCACATTGCAGAATTATGTGGTTGTAATGCAGACCTTTTAAATGACTCAGAATTTATTAGCACTTCCCTTAGGCAAGCAGTCAGTTATTCTAACGCAACTTTGTTAGAAGAAGTGAAATATGAATTCACGCCACAGGGAATCACTGCTGTTTGCCTGCTATCAGAAAGTCATATCAGTATTCATACGTGGCCTGAGAAAGGTTATGCCGCTGTAGATATCTTTACTTGTGGTAATCACACAATGCCTGAGAGGGCTTGCAGATTCATGGCGGATGCGTTAGAATCAGTGCAACCGAAATTTACTGTATTAAAACGAGGAATCTAATGGAAGTCGTAGCTTATACAAACCCAGGGTGTAGTCATTGCACTACGTTAAAAAAACTTTTTCATAGAGCTAAGATTAATTATACGGAAGTAACTATTGGGAGAGATATTAATTTTCAAATGTTTAGAGAGCAATTTCCTTTTGCTGAAGGATATCCATATGTTATTATTGATGGGTCACCTGTTGGCGGTCTAGTAGAAACTGCAAAATTATTTTTAGAGAAAGGATTAGTGGAGCCACCTCAGAAATAATATGAAAAAACAAAATGATGAAATTTATAACATTGTTAATACAGCAATAGATCTAGCAGTTACTTCTCAAAAGTATCAATTAAATTTTTATAGTTTTCTTAAGTCTGAAGGTATCAAGAGACCAGAAATTTCATCGTTTTTAGATAGCTCTTTAGTTTCTCAGATAAGGGATGAAATTTCTCATCTTGATTTGTATCTTGATGGTGGTCCAGATGTTGCTGATCTCAGAGAAGTTTATGGATGGATGGGGAAACCACGAGCAAGAAAATATAAAGAATACTTGATGAAAATAATTGAAGATGCTGAGAAGTATGACTATGAAAAAAGACCTGGGAGGAAACCAGGAAGCAAAAATAAAAAGAAACCCACAGCAACTACAAATAAATAAAGGCGTGGAGTTAATGCTTCGGAGGAAGGAGATAAATCCACCAGATAAATCTGGTATTATGTTTAGTAAAACGTTTACAATCCTCCGCAAGACATTCAGGATAACGCTGGAAAGTCTCTGAGGATTGACAGAATCAATTCAAAGGAGTAGACTCATGGAAGCAACAGCACCATTTTTGTTCATTGCTTTTTTCCTCACTGTGGGTGCCTTTATCCTAGGGGGTGTATTAGTATGGAATCTCAAAGACATCTTTGATATGTGGTATGAGAATGCTGGTTATGCCAAGCACATTTTACATCCAGAAATGTTTGATGAGAATGGTGAAATGTATAGAGATGACTTACTACGAGTCACATTTGTAGATGAAGAGGAGTATGACGACGAGGACTAAATGATTCTAATCGATATGAATCAGATTATGATTAGTAATCTGATGATGCAGTTGAAGATGAGTGTATTGAATGAGAATCTGGTTAGGCATATGGTGCTTACTGGGTTGCGCTCTTACGAGAGACAATACAAAGATCAGTATGGGGAAATGGTCTTAGCATATGACAGCAAACATTACTGGCGTAAGTCTGCCTTTCCCCACTACAAACAGAATAGAAAAAAAGATAGAGAAGCATCTGAGTTAGATTGGAATGCTATCTTTGAAGTCCTGAATAAGATTCGGGATGAGATTAAACAATACTTTCCTTATAAAGTAGTGGAAGTATATGGTGCAGAAGCAGATGATGTTATCTCTTCACTGGTAAAACATCAAGCGAAAGAGAATATCAAACTTCATAAGGCAGGGCAACCTCTAAAGAAAGTTTTGATTCTATCTGGGGATAAAGATTTTATTCAGTTACAACGATATCCGTTTGTAAAACAATTTAATCCCATTTTGAAAAAAGAAATCAAGCATGAAGACCCCAAAACATACATTCTCGAACATATCATTAAGGGAGATAAGTCAGATGGCATACCTAATTTCTTATCTGACGACGATACATTTGTGGTGAATAAAAGACAGAAGCCTATAAGTAAGAAAAACTTAGAAAAGTGGGTAAAGTTAGACCCATCTGTTTTCTGTAATACAAAAGAGTTGATGGATAACTACGAAAGAAATAGAAATCTAATCGACCTTACATGTATTCCCAGTGATATTGAAAACAAAATCATCGATGAATATTTGTCACTAAATAATCAAGACAAGCAAGTGCCTCTTGAATATTTTAAGGAACACCAACTCAATGACTTGATGCAGGAATATTATTTCCGCAAGAATACACTGACCTTTAATAATAACTGACATGAAACTTTTAATTTCAGAGATTCTACAGAAAGCAAACAACGCTAAGACTAAAGCAGAGAAAAGCAAAATCCTACAAGAGAATAATTCACAAGCTCTTCGTAGTCTTTTTATTTGGAATTATGATGAGAGTGTAATCACACTTCTTCCTGAAGGTGATGTGCCTTATCGTAAGAATCCTGCTGCCAAAGGTCTAGATCATACCTATCTTGAAAATGAGCAGCGCAAGTTTGCTTACTTTGTAAAGGGTGGCATGAATGTTAGCAACATGAAGCGTGAAGAAATCTTTATTGGACTTCTTGAAACTCTTCATGCAGAAGAAGCAGAGATTCTTTGTCTTGTAAAAGATAAAGCACTACAGAAAAAATACACTCGTATTTCAAAGACATTAATTCAAGAAACATTCCCCAACATTCAATGGGGAGGTCGTAGCTAATGAGAATTATCCATCAGAATTGTGAGCCTGAAGCGGCAAATGATAAGTCTTTGCCATACAATACTTACTTAGTTACTTATATGATTGATGGAGCATTAGCATATGATTTAGTACAAGCAAACAAAGGCGTAGATATTTTTGACTACTACTGGGATAGATATAGAAATGATATCAAAGGTTGGAAGCAATCTGAAGGTAGAGTCAACCCAAAACTATGGGGTAATCAAGTAAAAGAAGAAAAGAAAAGGAGGTAATCGTGGCGATTCAAATATCATCTGATGGTGCAGAAAATATTCTTAAATATATGACTGGTGTTACTGCATCAACGGAAACTTTAAAATTGAAATTGTATTCAAATAATGTAACACCTGGAGCACTTAATGTAATTGGTGATTTTACTGAAGTTACTGGAGGTGGATATACTGAAAAAACTTTAAGTGCTACTAGTTGGAGTATTACTGGTAATACAGCTACTTCAACACCACAGTTATTTACTTTTACTGCCAACGTAGGTCAAATTTATGGATACTATTTGGTGGGCGCAACTAGTAACAAGTTAATTGCATCTGAAAGATTTACTTCTGGACCTTTTAATGTTGCTACAAACGGTGATACAATTACGGTTACTGCTACAATTAGTATTGCTTGACATAGTTAAATAACTATGATAAAATAAAATCAATTCCGTTTTTAAATTTATGAATTATTATTACGTCAGTTACGAATCCATCCAAGGTAATCTTACCAATAACGTTGCACCCCCTTTGTACGGAAGACTTTTAATTAAAGCAGATGATCTTGCTCAAGCAAAAGATAAATTTTTTGATTGGTTGAAAGAGCAAAGTTTTTATGCAGGTCTTGGTAGATTATTTTTCTCGGTTGAAGAAGTAACGGATCCTATTCTTTCTTGAGTTTAAACTATTATGTCAGACGAAATTATCGACCTTACATCAGAACATATCAAAATTTCATCTGAAAGAACGACAGATGATGGTATGAATTTGCCAGATCCTGCATTTGTTGATGAATCTGAAACAGAATCATTACAAATGATTGAGGATAGGAGAAAGGATTTGGAAAATATTCCTCCTTTTCCTACCGAATGGCAGCAAGATTATGATGACGAAGAAGAGGAAAAAAATAATTCTACTCAACTTCCATTGAATGTATCTTTAAAAAAAGAAGAAGTTAATAAATTAATTAAAAAATACAAGAGATATCTCCGTAGCAATTTGTCTGAAATTCGTCGTCTTGATAATGAAAACAATGAAGGTTGAACTCGTTTCCGTAACTCCCGATGCAGAAAAGACAATGGCATATGTTGCTAGAGTGTCTAACCCTAGTAACCAAGATAACGAAAACTATGCAGGGCTATTGCGTTATTGCATTAAGCATAATCATTGGTCTGTGTTTGAGCAA